TGGGGTTGGGTTGGCGGCGGCCATTGCTGGCCGCCGCCATGATTGTCATTTCTGTTCTTTTGCTGATGCCTCAAAACCATTTGGACACGCTTTGCGGATTGCATTGGCACATGCTCTCGCTGCACTTCTAAAGCCGAAATCCTGACTGCAATCGCCGTTGTCGGTGTAGAAATCCGCATCGGACAGGAGATCGTTGTATCCGTACAGATTCAATTCAACGACATAGTGAGATTTTGTTTTATGCGCGATGCGACTGCCTTCTCCACAGTCACGCTCTAAATGGTCTCCGTAGAACTTTTTCGGAATCTGAATCGTGACGATCAGATCGTTGGGCTGGATGCTGTTGTTCTGTGTTGTTGTCATATCTCAAGTATATACACAAACCCGAACCACACAACGTGTCAAACGACAACATTTCTGAGAAATTTTCAAAATATATCTGTGAGCAGGGGTTTTGTCAGGTCCCGAAACGTCAAAAGCCTCGCACCGAGGAGGGAACGGTACGAGGCTTGACGGTGCACGGGCAGCAGACGCGCACACTATGGCAACATCCACTGCGCCTGGATGTCACTCGACTTCAGGTTCAATCGGCAACAGAACGCCAACACTCAAACGGTGCACCCGACGAACCATTCCCAACGGAATCGCAACAACATGGTCAACCATGCCATCGCCTTCAATTACGGACTGCGCCAACACTAGGTGACCAGGTTTTGCGTGTGGAAGTAACACACCAACCGAACGCACCACACACGGGCCATCATCTATTTCGTCAATGCCTGCCCATGTTTCGGTCACTGCGTGCGCGTCATGCCACACGATTTCCAGCATCGTTTCGAGTTCGTCACTCACTGCCGTATACCTTCCCACGCCAGAACGCTTGACCGTCAAATATCGGCACATGCTCATATGTGAATCGTGCAGTCGTTTTGTTGTACGGGATGACCGCCAGACCTTGTTGCCAATCCTCGTGACGAGTCAACGGTCGGCCATCCAGGTCGGTGCCGCCACGGGTTGATGGCACCACGCCGTCGATGCGGGCCAAACAACCTGGCGATGCTGCCATCACTGTTGACGGACCATCAAAGTCCTCACGGGTGCGGTATGCGGTTTCTATGCGGTGGATGTGCCCGTAGATCACGCTCACTTTTTCGGTGGCGAGATACTTGTGGGCGGTGCTGCCGCCGCTGGCAACGCGGTCGCCGTGGATGACTCGCAGTTTGGGTGTGATCCACACGCACCCTGTCGGATATCCGCTCAAGTATTCGATGCCGTAGTCGTCAAGGCGGCACAGGTATGGCACTGAGAGAACGGGCCAGGCGTCAGGAATGTTTCCTCGTCGCAACCCGAACGCTGCACTGGCGTTGTCTATGAGGTAGCGGGGGAGGCGTTCCTCGTGGTTTCCTGCGATCCACACGATGCGTGCGTCGGGTGCGGCATGGCGCACTTCAGCGCAGAGGATGGCGGCACGGTCAATGGTTGCCTGTGTGGTGTTCTGGTATGGGGCGGTGAGTCGATATTTGCCCATTTCTGGCAGGTCAAGGTTGTCGCCAACCAACACCACCAGATCAGGTTTCGCTGCTGCGGTCACTGCTAACGCAGCCGCCAACGCTGACTCGTCATGTGTGGGCACTAGAACGCCGTCTGCGCCCTTGTAATAGCCGATCTGCATGTCGGGGAGTACGACACACACGGAACCGTCAGCGGGCGCCTGTGAAGTTTTACGAGGTGGCAGTTTCACCGCAGGACCTGGTTGCACCACGGGCCATTCGGGACCGTCGGCCCAATGAGGCGACAGTTGCACCGCCGTCAGGTCATGCACCGTCGGTTCACCCGTTTCAGGGTCCTTTGTGACCTGCTGGTACAACGACACACGCCGAACAGAACCAACCTCATCAACATCGATGCCGTTGCGTTCAAGCAGTTCAGCGATACGCCCCAATGCTGCACGCCTCGCACCAGACGGTTCAACGGCGCGCGCTATGTCGTCACTCAGAGCGCCCACAACGGCACTCCCCTCTGCGATGACGTTGCAACGCACCCTGCGACACATTGATTCCACGCTGATCCAACGCACGCCAGATCGCCGCTGTAGGCACCATCGGTTCAGAGAACGCTGCCAGGAGGTCGGCATAGTCATCGGGGGTGAATGTCTCCCCCAACATTTTGACGGTGCAAATAGGGCCGCCTGGCCCGTTCACATGAGAGCGTATTTCGTCGAGTAACCGTTTTGGTTTGTTCACAGGTTGCCGCCTTTTGTTCGGTTGTTTATTCGTCAGAATCTTTCAGGTGCCATTCCAGATGGCCTGCTATCCGTTCACCAACACTGTCCACTTTGTTTTCAATACGAGCCAGCATTTCGGCATTGTCGCCATGCTGCTTGTCATTCTTACGATCCAAACGTGCGATCAGTGCCACGATAGGGCCACCACCGCCGATGATTGCAACAACCACAGGAATCCAGGTCGACATCACTCACCTGCGCCGAACGCCTCATCAATTTCACTGCGAGAAATACGACCGTCGTCGGCATACGCACGCGCTAACCGTTCAAGCACTTGCGACGCCGCAGCAATACCTGCCAGCACCGCTGCCTTCCAGACGGGGATGCCACCCAATACGGATGCGCCACCCACAATGCTCATCGCCGAGTAGATGAATGTGGCCACAATTCGCAGTGCGATCGTTTTCATTCTTTTGAATCCTTAGTCAGAACCGTTGCGATGGTTTGCGCCAATAGTGACACACCAGCAATCCACAGTGCTTGTGTCTGTGTCACCCCTGACAGGGTGATGATCACGAGCGCCAACGATCCTGCCATCACGATCAAGGCGAGGAAATCTGAGAGTTTCATGGGCGGCGACGGGCTTTCGGTTGTAGGGCTGGCACAAATTGCAGAACAGAAACCGCAGCAACCAGGGTGCGCCGTTGGGCCACGGTGACCGATGAACCTGCTGGCACATAGTCGTCGTACCCGCCGCCATAAATGTTCACCGCATCCTCAAATGCCTCTTTCACGTTTTCGGGTGCATCGTTCGGTGGCGGTGGTGGCAGTTCGTTCGGCGTTGTGGTTGTTTCGTTTTCTGTCGTTGTTGTTGTTGTTTCTGCTGCCGTCGTTGTTTCAGGGTTGATGCTAGTTGTTGGGGTGGTCGTTGTGGGCAATGTTGTCGACGCCACTGTTGTTGTGGTTGGGATGGTCGGTGGCGCTGTCGTGGTCAAGGCGGGCGGTGATGAGGGTGGCAGTGTGGTGCCAGGCGAGGGCGCGCTGGTAGGCGATTCTGTGCGGATCGTCGTCGTAGATGCTTCGAGTGGTAGCGATGTCGTCACCTCAGTGGTTGTCGTCGGTTCAGTGGTAGTTGTCGGTTCGGTCGTGGTCGTCGGTTCGGTAGTTGTTGTGGGTTCGGTCGTGGTTGTTGGTTCGGTAGTTGTTGTGGTGATAGTGCTGAACTGCTCAGGTGTGAGAGGCGTATATGCATCCTGGTTCGGTGATGCCTGCAACAAACCGATGCACGCATCACCGCCGTTTTCGTAGAACCACAACTCGAACGGATATGTGCCCGCTTCGAGCCACACGAAATCCCACATGCAACCCGTATCACTCCAGTTGTCGATCACATAGTTGCCGTTCAACAACAATGCAGCACCGTCATCATGGGCCACCACCATGAGCGTTTCACGGTCCAATGTGAACACACCAGAGAACCTGACCAGTACGCCGTCATAGTCACATTCGGCGACCATGCCGCCGCCATATTCAAAATTGATGTCAGGAACTGTGAACGATGCACACACATCGTCACGGTCGCCAACAGTGAACGCACCATCGGTGACACGCCATGCGGTCACTGTTATTGCGTCGCCTTGAGCGCGTGCACCTGGCGCAAATATCGCCAGCACCATGACGGCGGCGAATGTTGCGCGTGCTATTCGGCGCAGGACTCGTGTCACCGCACGTCAAGTGTGGGGAACGCTTGAATGGCGTCGAGCACGGCCTGTGGCAGTTTGTCGCCGCATACATAGCGAATGTGCCATGCCTCAGCGTTTGCGCCGTCTTTCACTTCCCATGAAAAGCCGAATTTGAGGGCGTTGCTGGTGGCGAATCCGTCACCGAGCAACCATTCAAGGCGTTTGCCTGATGTCACTGAGGCCACATCGATTGCGAGTCCCCACCCATGATTGGAGGTTCCTGGTGTGCCCGCTGGTGCCATCCCTTTTTTGAGATACCAGGTGGTGTTTTGATAGTTGCGGGTCACTTGCGGCGTGCGGCCTGTCGGTGTACCTGTGTACCTTTCACGGAACAGTTTGATCTGCTGATCAAACGGGCGGTATGCGCCAACGTGTTTCAATTCGATTCCGTCAAAGTAGGCGGCGAGTTGCATGGCATTCCAGGCGGTAGCAGCCAGGCGGTGCAGTTGACCATTCGGTGCCTTGATGTTTCGCAACACGCTTGCGGGGAGTTCGCCATTTTTGGTGCCAGCCAAATCGGAGGGCATGATGATCGGCAGCACGGTGTATGTGGTCATGGTTTTGTGTCCTCGATTAGTGGGTTGAATGTCATGCCCATATCCATACGACTAGGGCGATGGCGAGACCTGCAACAATGGCAAGCGTTTTCATATTCCTATTGCTTTGGCTTGGCGTTCGTCTGCGTCGGCTTCTTCCTCAGGCGTGTAGGGGCGCTCTGTTTGGTTGCCTTCAGCGTCAATTTCAATGTGTGTGCGGTTCATGGTTAGTTCCTGTATCCGTAAAGTTTGTATGTGCAGTTAGTAAAAGCGAAAGCACTTGATAGAACTCTGATTCCGTTGTAAGAAGTTGCGTTTGATTGCTGACCTGCATAACTGATACCGCCGTATGCGCCACCGAAACGAGAGTCTGCAGATTGACCGTTGAATGAGGTTGCTCTAGCAGTAAATGGGTTATGTATTTCAAGCGTTGTCATTGCACCAGTACTAGAAACGACTGCGCCTGTTTCTAATTCGTTGGCATTGTTCCCTCTTGTAACTGAGATTGTGTTGAGGGCGATATCTACTTGAGTTAAACCGTAGTAGTAGCCAGTGTTAACAGGGCTTGCACCGCTAAGCAACCTGAATTGAATACTTCCACCACTTGAAGCAGTCCTCACTTGTGTTAACACAAGTTTGTATGAGTCATAGTCCGATGTAAAAACACTGGTGAGGTCAAACGATGTACCGCTGGTGACAGTACCGCTAGTGATTTTCCACATGCCCACTGCGGACATCTGTGCCGCAGTCAGGACTGCGCCCGAACTGAAATCTGGTGGTGTAGCCATAATGTTTCTCCTTTACCAGCCGAGTCGACTGGTGTCTAGTATTCCATCAACTGCGCTGTCAAGTATGAACGCGCTCCAGTTGTACCAAGGTTTTGTCCGTAACGACACGATCATGTCTCCAGGTGTACCGCTAATAGTACGGCCAGTAATAATGTTTTGAGTTGTCACCGTTGTTGTCGTGCCGACTGGCTTGTATTTCAATTCTAGGCGCTCCCAAATGCCTGACTCCATGTCAAGTAATTTCGTGAACTGTTCAGCGACATCTGTGTCCTGCAAACTTTTGATCTGAGACAGTTTGACCTGAATGTTTGTCGGCACATATCCAATAGTATTCCAACGATTACCTAGAGCGGCTGTCTGGTATTCCTGACTAACAGTTGACGACAAGAGTTCAGGCCACTGGATGACACGAGTGCCAAACACACTCGCATCTGCACCATTGCTCACGACGACTGTTCCCGATCCGCCTGTGGTTTGTGCAGCAGTAGCAAAGTCCGCTCGAACAAACGCAGCAGTCAAAACTTCAAACGGCATAGAACCAGTTACTGGCGTGATGTCAGACCCATACATGAAATACGGTCCGTAGATCTCAAACTTGCTTTTATACGGTGTCTCATACAGGATTACTGAGTCGTATGTGTACGGGCCACCGATGCCGAGTTGTTTGCCAAGTACAGGCCATGAGATAGAGCCTGATGACGGAATGTGGCGACTGCTAAAAAGATCCGAAACCGAGCCTGGTGTTGGTGAGCCTGAATATTGTGTACCACTTCCAGTGCTGACACCTATGCTTCGAAACCTTGCCGACGATGACGATTCGCCAAGAACGGGAAACTGAGCGTTTGTTAATACTTGAGCGATTTTGGTGCTCATTGGTTCAAGTGATGTGATGCCGACAATGTCGGTTCGAGTGTTCGCTGCCATTTGGAAAGCGTCAACACAGGTGAAAGATGCTTTACTGTCTTTGTACCCTGAGTCAATGGAGAAGTCGGTGCAGATACCGTCAAACAGATACGTCGTATTTCCGTCTATGACCATTCTGAGCGTGAACTTTGAGCCGAACCAGTTTGTCGTTGCGTAAGTTCCGCCAGCATTTGGTGTGAAAGCGTTGTCAAAGTTTTTGACTGTGAACGATGCTGATGCTCTGCCCATCGTGAATATTCCACAGTCAAGATCTGTCGTGAACGACAAGAGTTTTGAGGTTAGGTCAATGTATCCAGCGGTGGATGTTGTCACATCTAGATACGTGTTGTATGTGATCAGTGGGGCCATGTCAGCCTCGGAACGCTGTGCTGTTTACCGTGATTGGTAACGCTCCACGGACACGAATGTACTGCTGGAGTGCTGCCACGACGGCGTTCGGATCTGCTGAAGTCACCGTGACATTGATAGTGTTGCCACCACCGCCCGCAGCGCCGACGCCGTACTGTGCACCACGTGATAACGGGATCACGGCCTCACTTCCAGATTCGCCTATCAGGGCGAGGGTGGGACGCGTCACGATACCGCCCGAGGCTAATTCGGGTATTGGCGGCAGGTCAGGTGGGTTCACCGTGAATTTTTTGCCGAAAGGTAACCCGATCTCAAATTCGAGTAGGTCGTTGATTTTGTTGATCACGTTGGCGTTGATGAATCTCACGATCCCGTTCGCAAATGATTTGCCAACATCTAGCCCTTTACTGCCCAAACCTTTCAACGCATCAACCAACGCCGAAACGAGGTCGCCACCCAACCTGCCGCCGAGTGAAACCATCGTGGCGATCAAACTGAAAAACAGTCCAGGGATTTTTGGCACCAACTCTGCAACAAACTTGCCGATACCGATGACCGCCTGAGGTAACAAATCAACCAACCAGCCCAACAGGGCGCCACCAATTTTGTATGCCTGCGCCGCAAGTTTCGGCACTGCATCGGTGACTATCCACGTCAAAATTGTTGCAATCAGTTCGCCCAACTTCTGCAACATCGGCACGATCAGCGGTTTGATCCAATCGACAAACGCATTGCCGAATTGAATCAGTTTGTCCACCATCATCGGCAGACCTTCATCGAGCAACCAGTTTGCTAGGTCACCGATCAATTCACCGAGGCGTTTCAGGGCTGGCGGTGCCGCCTTCTGTATCCATTCCCACAACGCGCTAGCACCTTCACCGAGTTTCTCTGCGATGAACGGCAGGCCCGTATTGAGCAACCATTGGCCGAGATCATAGATGAAACCGAGTAAGGCTTTCAACGCTGGCGGGTACGCGTCTTTGATCCACTCGTAAGCAGCCGACGCATATTTGACGAACGCATCACGCAGTTCAGGCAGTTTTTCCTTCACCTTTTCAATGACACCTGCGAGGCCATCCTTTTCAATGATGCTCGCCAGGCTTGAAAAAATCGGTATCACTTTGTTCGTGATAAAACCCAATGCCGCCGAAAATGCAGGGATCAATGCCTTACCGAGTGAGGCTTTCACATTCTCAAACTCTGCGGCCAGGATGCGCTGCTGGTTAGCCACACCGTCAGACGTGCGCAAGAAATCGCCCTGCGCGTCGCTGGTCTGCTTGAATATCGCTGACTGTGCCGCCAGAATCTTTTGCTGCGTTTTCAGTGGACCTTCACCGTCATAGATGCCCATTGCCAGTGCTTCGGCTTTCAATGCCGCATCGTCGAGCATGACGCCGTATTTGCGGATCGGTTCCGACTCGCCACGCAAGGCCGCACCGAGAGCCAGCGCAGCCTCCTCAGGTGAGGTGTTGGCGAATGACGCCAGGTCTGACGCCAACGCTGTCAGGTCTGTTGAGAACGTGCCGAGATCCTTACCTGTCAGTCCTGCGGCCTTACCGAACACACCAAATGTTGAGGCGGCGGTCAGTGCTGCGGTTTTTGACTGGCCGAGAGTTTTGGCGGCATTTTCAGCAAATTTGGTGACCTGTTCGTTGGCGTCACCAAAAATGACGGCGGTTTTTGATGCGACTTCCTCTAGATCTGAGGCGCTGTCGATGAGACCTTTGGCGATGACGGCAGCGCCAGCGGTTGCGGCAGCGATACCGAGTGCGGCTTTTTTTCCGAAATCAACGAGTTTGCCGCCGAGGGCGCTGGCCTTACTTCCTACGTCGTCGAGCGCGCCGATAGCACCTTTGGCGTTTCCTAGAATCTCGATACTCAGTTTGCGGGTGCCCGCCATTTTCTACTCCTAATCAGGAAAAACGTTGCCGAGGATTTTTTCCATCCCGTCACCGTAGATGTCTATTATCTCATCAATGTTGCGTCGTACTGTAGGAAACAAAAAATATCCTGCGCCTTCCTTGTTGCCGAGCCACGGTTTGAACTGATTCCAACCGATACGGACACCAGTCACTTTCACTGCGGTTGCGCCATAGTCCTGGCGTGCCCGTTTGCGGACCGTGCTACTGCCACCATATTTGTCATATGCCAGCGTTTGCGATTCAACCTTTTTGCGTACCTTCGACAGTGATTCGTTCTGTCGCACAATCGTTGCACGCCCGCCAGTGTTTTTGATCAAGCGTTTGCGGTTCCGATGTGCACCGAATTCGGCACCACCGAAATATGGGTACCGTGCACCACCAGCGTTCACCCTGGCAGCGACACCAGATTTTGACGCATCCATTGACTGCGCCGCCTTGCTCGCCATAGGAGAAACACTGCTCGCAGTAGTTTTGGCTTTACCGATAACAAACTCAGCGACCTGATAGTTCAGTTCCTTGAGTTGACCTGTACCGTCAGGGCCACCAGCCTGCTGCGCTTTTTTGATTTCACGGCGTAACTCAGCGAGACCTGTGACATTCACACTGTCTGCGCTGCGCACTACGGCCACGATTCACCTTCTGTTCTGTTTGCGGGACTCATCCGCCTTTGTTTGCAACACATCCACCATCGCCTCAAAGATGCCCTCAGGGGCGTCTAGGAGGGCTTGTGGTGCGATCCCTGTCTCGACCGCAACCTGTGCCACCAAATAGGTCAGGGAGTCCCGTCGGTAGGGTTTACATTGGCATCAAGATCAACATCTGCAACCGTGTCTAGATAGTCGTCGAATGTTTGTGATGTCTGGTTCTGTCGTTTGTCGGCGGTCCATGCCAACCAGAGAATGTGTTCCATTTTCTGATCATCAGAGAACGCACGCCCCAAACCCATACCGAATTCGCGCTCAAACGCCACAATGTGTGGTGCGCCGATTCGGTAGTTGTGTGAGGTTCCGTCGGTTTTTGTTACTGACAACTGCCATGTCAGCATATTAGTTCGTGCCCCACGTGACGGCGCCTGTGATCTGCAACGACAGTGAGAATGTCACGAGATCGGCGACCGAACTGGAAACCTCATATGACGACACGAAACATTCGCCAGTCACTTTTGGCGTACCAGCGCCTGTGCCTGCGGGCGAGTAGTCAAATGTTGACGAGGTAGACAGGCCGAGCAGCGCAGTGATCTGCGTGTTCAGTGTTGAATCCCATTTGCCCGAAACGCTGATCGAGTCACCATTTCGCAGGGTGCCCTGGAAAGTTTTTGACGTTGCACCGAATGTGGTGGTTTCGGCCATGTCGGTTGTGTTGGCGATACCGCTGACAGAATCCACATATGCCGAAATGTCGGTGAGTGTTCCTGCGGCGTTGTCGAGTTTGAACGAGGATGATCTAGCGGCTACAAATGCCATGATGTTTTTCCTTAGTTACGGGCCAGGCTGACCTGGCATGTGAATGATGGGGTGGTGCCTCCCGCAGTATATGACGCGCGCACGTAACGGTTGACTGTACCCGTGAACGCGACCGCCTGACTGGTGGCTGCTGTCGCCGTGGTGAATGTCGCAAGTGTTGACCACGTGCTGTTGTTCGTTGAATGTTGAATCACTACGGCGAGGGTTGGTGTGGTGCCACTGACATCTGTGACATGCAGATGGGCGATTCCACCATTGGTGGTGCCAGCAGCGTTGTCAACGCTTGTGCCGTTGCCTGTGGCGGTGATGGCGGCGAGGTCGGCGAGGCTGACACCCAAACCTGGTGCTGAACCTGAACCGAATGCCATGCTGAACGACACGAGATCGGCAACCGCACTGGAAACCTCATACGAGATCGTTTTGGTTCCCAACAACCACACAGGGTTCGTCACTGCGAAACCGCTAGGTGCGACCGATGTGGCCACTGTTGACTCGCCTGTGATAGCGGCAATGATGTTGTCGAATGCGGTACCTGCACCGTTGGTGCTGTCAAACAGTCCGTCAAGATTGAGGGTGATGTCCTCCAACCCTGGCTGGAATGTTTTGGCAGTGTCGGCCAGCGTGGTTGTTTCAAGCATGTCGAAGTTCACCGATGGTGAGACAGTGCGCAGGATCGCCGCTAGAGGGTTCGTTCCGTAGATCACTCTGGTTTGGTTTGAGGAAATGAAAGGCATCTGGTCGTTCCTTTATGCGGTGACGGTGACGGCGAAATCTATTT